ATACCAGCACCTCCCCTCACGTTTCCAGCATCGCAATTATCCGGTAGTTGGGCTGGTACGTTGTAGAGCCATCGTGATTCCAGGCGTAGAAGCTCGCGCCTGTAGTGCTGATAGATTCAATTACCGCGAAGGCCTTATAGCCTGAGGTACCATAATCCGTTTCCAGGGAGACAACGCAGACAGGAGGAGATGGGAATGCAGTTGTCCACGTAGTGCTACCTGGCGCACCGCTATAGCTTGAATTCCCGGTTGCGCGCTTCGCTTCTATGTGTGGTGCCTGTAGGTCAGACGCATGCATCCCGTCCAACATATCGGCATTGAGGTTGGGGACCAAGGTCCTGCTCGTCACCTGTAGTGGGCTCGTCCCGTCGGCCACGTCCGAGATGAGGTGCTTGGCGGTGAGGCTCCCCGAGCCGTCGCGCTTGGCTATCGTGTTCGCGGTTGAGGCTGTGGCCACGCCGGAGGCCAGCGACTCGTCGGGAATCGGCGGCCCGTCGCCAGCCGCGCCCGAGTGCGTGTGCCCGTTAGTGGCGTTCAGCGCAGCGTCGAGGTCGGCCTTGGCCTCGTCGTACTGGGTCTCCCAGTGGTTGGCCAGGGTCGCCGTGATCACGTCTCCGGTCACCCAGACGGTCTTCGAATAGGCCACTCTACCTCACCCCCGGGTGCGTGCCGAGGACGACCTCAAGATTCTCTATCCGGCTGATGGCCTTGACCTCCTCGAGGGTCAGCCCCCGGACGTTCCCGTACTTGCAGGCCAGAACCTCGGGGCTCAAAGTCGCGGCAATCTCGTCGATCCTGGCCTGAATCTCGGCGTTGGTCCTACCCTCGGCCCACTCGAGATCGTCGAGCTTGGCCCGCTGCATGGCAATCTCCTGACCGAGGGTCTCTACCAGGTGGCCGCCGACTCGGGCGTGGACCTTCTTCCCGCGCTCGAGGTCATTCACCATCGTTTCGACGGCGCGCCTCCGCATGGCCAGGCGCTCAGCCTTGGTGGGCATGAGACTCTCCTCCTAGACACTAGACGCCCCACGCGGGGACGATGGTGTAGGTGACGCCCAAAGATGGCGTCTTCTCGATAGGTGAGTGGACGGCCCGGAGGTAGAGAGTGCCGCTACCCGGCGTGGCGGTGGCGCCGTTGCCGAAGACCCCGACCTCGCGCAGGGTGTTGCCGTTGGCTACTGTCGAGCCGAGGTAGTAGGTGATTGTGAGCTGACCCGAGCCTTTGGTCAGGTTCGTGAACGGCGCCCGGTGAACCTCGGCCACCAGGGCGGTGTCGTTCACGGTCGGGGGCGTCCCGTCCGTCCCGATGGCCAGGTGCGTCAGCCCGGTCACCGGGTCGCCGGCCATGAAGTCGCGGATGAGGTTCCGGCCGGTCAGGGGGACCAGGTTGTGCACCCGCTCCCGGCCGAGATGCCGAGGCCGCCCCCTCCCGTCCAGCCGCCAGAGGTCGAGGTACAGCGTCCAGGCCGAGACCAGGCCGTCGGGGGCCGGTGCCACGATACTACGCATCTACGCCACCTCGCTGTAGCCGATTGCCGCGTAGCCGACCCGACTCTCCGGAGCCGCGGTCTCTATGGTGACAGTCTCAGAACAGGCGACCGGTTCGGCAAAGCGCATCACCCGGATGAGGACCTCGTTCTCCCGGATGACGAAGCGCTTCCCCTGCGACGCCATGCGTGCGAAGAACTCCGGCCAGCCGCCTACGCCTTGGCCATCCAGACACCGGACACGGAACTCGGGCCCACCGGCGGCGGTGGGGCAGGTCATCGTGACCTGCTCGACCAGGAACTCCCCCGACAGTCCGTAGCAGTCCTGAAGGATGCTGATGAGCTGCCCGGCGCGGACCCCCTTCACCCGCGTCGAGAAGGTCACGACCCTCGGGATGATGCCGTAACGCTCAAGGAGGCCGCGGGCCCGTTCCGTCGCCGCCGTCTCGTCGTCGAGGTCCGGAGCCTCGTCGACGCGCTCGTAGATGCCAGTCTCGCCCTCCGCCGTCGACCGTTCGTCCTGGCCGGCGGGGTCGTCGACCTGCACGATGATTGGGTAGAGCCCGCGGTAGGTCACGACCACTTCGTCGGAGGGCGCGGGCGGGGTCCCGTTCTGATCCTGGTTCACCTCGTTGCTGCCCTTCTGCCAGTACCAGTCCTTGCCCGTGTCCAGGCCGCGAATGCCGACCGTCTGGGGCTGACCAGCCACGGTGATGCTGGGGACCTGCGCCACAGGGTAGGCCAGAACGAACGTCTGCTGCTTGCTGTCGCCGTAGAACCTCTCGGTCTGTTCGAGGGTCACGCCCTGGCCGGCCCGCAGGAACTGACGGTTGCGATACCGCTCCCTCGTCCTCTCCACCGTCATGTCCCAGTAGTTCTCCGAGTCGTTCTCGATGGAGAGCGGCGCCGGGTTGGTCTCCCTCGGGAAGCAGTGAATCTCCTTGTCCGGGTCGGCGTACCAGGACCAGCCCACAGTCTCCATCAGCTCGGAGATCGCCTGGCTCGCTGGCAGGTAGTTGAAGACAGCCTTCGTGATGACGGGGCCGGCCTGGACGTGGTTCGTGGTGAAGCCCTCGCCAGCGCACCAGGTGTCGATGATGTCCCGGACTATCGCGTCGACCGTCTGCCCCTCGTAGACCGCGGCCACAAGCCGGCGGTCGAGGAGCTGGTGCCAGTCCGTGCAGTCTACCGAGTATCGATGAGGAACGCCCGCGGGGGTGGCCTTGAAGCGCCGCACCTGGTCGATGGTCCCACCGAAGACCGCCTGACCGTCGACGAGCACCCGGACCGGCACCCCGGGGACGATGACTTCCCCGATACTCACGTCGAGGTCGTTGACCACGAAGCTGGCAGTGGAACGGGCTCCGAGCCGATCTTCGACCTGGAGACTGCGCAGGTCCACAACGCCTGTCCGGTCCACGCCTCCGATAATCACCTGCACGGTCATCCTAGACACCCGCCTTGAGGGTTATCTCCCTGTGCATGTGCGGGAGCACGGCCCGGGCGATGGTCCTGCCCTCGAGCTGGACGACGATGGTGACAGGCCCCGCCGCGGCCGCGGCCGGCACCTCACGCCCCAGCCTGTGGAGAGGTATGACGGCCTCAGGCACCTCTCCGATGAGCGCCAGCATCGGCCTGGTGACGATGCCTCCCGTCGCCAGGTGCGGGATGTTCCCCGCTGAGGTCCTGGTGCTCGGGGATGAGGGAGCGGCGGGCATGTTCCCGGCCGCCTTGTCCTGGGCGCCGAAAAGCCTCCCGAGCCAGTCCAGAGCATCCTGAACCCAGGCGATGATGCTGCGGATGGGATTCAGGACCGCATCCACCTTCGTTCGGACCCAGCCCGCGAGCCTGTCCCACCAGCCGTGCCACCAGTCGGAGAACGACTGCCAGGCAGCGGTGAGCCATTCGATGCCGCTACGGAAGGGACCCAGTAGCCTCTCGATCCATCCCCCGACCCAGGCGATGAGACGGTCCCACCAGGACTCCCACCACGTCGAAAAGCTGTCCCACGCGCTGACCAGCCAGTCGATGGCCCTCCGGGTCGGCGCGGTGATGAAGTCCCAGACCAGCAACGCCGTGGTCTTCACGTACTCCCAGAGGCCGGTGAGCCACTCGACGAACCTCGTCCAAGTCTCCCTGAACCAAGTGGTGATCTTGTCCCAGTTCTTGTAGATCAGGTAGGCCAGGCCGGCGATGGCCGCGCCGGCAGCGATCCACGGCAGTAGCGGCGCCACGGCAGCCCAAGCGGCCTTGGCCAGGGCTATCAGGGCCGGGACAAGGGCTCCTGCGATGGCACCCGCCACGACCACAATCTTAGCCTCGAGTTCAGGGGGGACCACCTGCTCCAGGGCCCCCCTAAGGCCAACCTCCTGGACGAGTTCCCGAAAACCTTCTACCTCCTGACGGATGCGCCCCAGGAACGCTATCGCGCGCTCCGCTACACCCTTCAGGTCGAACGTGTCCACGATGAGATTTCCGATCGGAGCCAGGGTGAGGGTGATGTTGTCCTTGATGGTCGACCATAGGCCAAGGAGCGTCTTGCTCTGGTTCTCCATCAGCCCCGCGAACCTGCCGCCCTCGCTGGTGAGCGAGATGAAGGCCCGTTCGAGGTGCGGGAAGCCTACCATGCCCTGCTCAACTAGGCTCCGCACTTCGGACTCGGCCACCCCGAACTGCTTGGCGAGTTCCTGGATGATAGGGATGCCGCGGCCCGTGAGCTGGTTGATGTCCTCCATGAAGAGCCGGCCCTGGACCCTGGCCTTCCCGTAAATCTCGGCGATCTCGCCGACCGGGGCTCCGATGCCGGCGGAGATGTCGCCGATGCGGCGCAGGCTCGGGATGAGGTTCTCGGTCTCGACACCGAAGGCGCTCAAGGTCTTCGCCGCCTTGGCCAGGTCGGGGAACTGGAAGGGCGTGCTGGCAGCGAACTCGTTGAGGTCCACGAGGAGCTGCTTTGCCTTCTCGCCGCTCCCGAGCATGGTGGTGAAGGCGACCTCCACCTGCTCGAGCTCGCCGGAAAGGCCGAGAGACTTGATGGCTAGGCCGCCCGCGGCTGCGGCCAGGCCCGCGAAGGCCCCGGCGAGCATCTTTGACCCCTTCTCGGCCGCGCGCATGGAATCACCGATGCGCCGGGAGGCACGCGAGATAGCACTCTCCGCCTCGTTGATTTTGGTCTTGGCCTGTTGGAGCGCCGCGTTGAAGCGATCCAAACGCAGTTCGAGGTAGCTGTAGATGGAGCCGAGGTTGACCGCCACCGGATGCCCCTCCTCTCCGTGGGCCTAGAGGATGTCCCCGTCTTCCGAGGCGTCTGACTGGCGCCGGCTGAGCACGTAGGCGGCGGCCTCGTCGAGCCAGAAAGCCTGGAGGGTCGTTAGACCGGGGACATAATCGCTAGGAGCTCTCCGCCACGTTGCTGCTACCATTGCCAGCCTCAGGAGCGTCTCCTCGCTCGCGAAAGGGCTCGAGGGCGGCTACCTCCATCCCGGCGACATGGCTGAAGATGGCCATGTGCTGCTCGAAGGTCATGGGTGCGATTGCGGCGATCTCGTCGTAGGTGGGCTCGGCCAGCGCCTGCCGGGAGACGACCCGGGCAAGCTCGAGAATGTGGGGAAGCTCGTCAGGCCCGACCTTGGCCTTCCCGGTCTCGAGCGTCTGGGCGACAAGGGGGTTCCCAACGCCTGCCTCGAGAAGGGCCCCGCTTAGGTCCACGGGCCGAACCTTGACCCGGATGCTGGTGCCCGGCCGGAAGCCGGGTATCTCGATGAGGGTCGGCTCGGCCTGGGCGCGGATCTCATCCAGAGTACTCACAGTCGCCTCTTGTCGTTTGGTGCTTGACACATGCACCGACCTCCTGGTCAAATCTGCCTGAAGGGGGTGGCAACAGTGCCTGCGTGGGGCACTGCCGTGCTGGCCTCAGCCATAGCCGCTGTCGTGAGCTTCGTGTTGAGCTTAGTCCTGTCTTGGGCCAGAGAGCGAGCCGAGAGGCAGCGCAAGAGGAACTTACTCAAGCGCAAAACCGGCCGGATAGTGCGTCGGGACTTCGGACTCATTGACGATTACTACCTCGGGCGTGTCGAAGAGGAAGACTTGGTGCGAGACTTGTGTAGTAGAGAACTGGACGAGCTCATCATCACTTCGGAGGAGCTCTGGCCGGAGCTCTCGGAGGCACTCGCAGCTTACCGCGACACCCTGCTGGCGTTCAGGCGGGTTCACCCCATCATCTTTGCGAAGGACACAGATCCGAAATGTGCAGCCGACCCTGTGGTCGAAGCGGCCCATGAGGTCCTGGACATCGCCGGCCTTCAGCGTGTGAACCTAGAGCCGTGGGAGGCCCCAGGGGCGTCTCCGACTAGCTGAGCTCAGCCGGCAGGCTGTCGACGAACTCCTTCTTGTAGAGCCCGGCCGAGGTGGACGGGTTCTCGAGGCAAGTGATCTTGATTTCGGGGACCACCCATTGCCTGTCCTCGAGGGTCTCGCCCCCGAACACGGCCCGGCAGTAGTAGAACGTGTACCTGACATAGCCCTCGACCCCGCCGCGGCTGTCGTGGCTGGTGGCGTAGACTTCGAGCTGGAAATGAGGCGGGGTCTGCTGGGCCTCGATGGTCGGAGCCTCCCAGCCGACCACGCGGGTGTCGGAGCCTTCGGTCACCTCGATGAGCGTCCCACCGCCCAACACCTCGATGGCGTGAGCGTCGAACCGGGCATCGTTCAGGGTGAGGTTGACCCCCACAACGGTGTCGGGATCCTTGACGTGAGCCAGGAGCTTGTCGCCGCCGCGCAGGTCGGCCGACTCGCCGGCGACGACCTCTGTCTCGACCGAGATCTTCTGCGTGGTCTTAATGCCGTACGGAGTAGCGCCGCCGTCCGGCGTGCCGTCGGCGTTGATGCGGGTGACCACGGCACCCTTGACGCCGCGGATGTACCCGCGCTTGTTCTGCGGGAGCTGAGCCATGAGCTAGTCCTCCTTCCGGTCTCGCCGGCTATCCCGGACCCTGCGGCCCGCCGGCGGACTCTCGATGTAGCCGTTCCTCTGACACAGACGCCCGAGAACCGGCGGCATCGGAGGAGCCTCCTCCCCTGCGATGAGCCGGTAGTCTTGACCCTCGTGCCGGATGATCCGGGTCACTAGGACCTTCACCGGACTACACCTCCAGGGCGGCCACGGTGACGGAGGTGACGTCAGAATAGGTGACCTGGACCCGCCCGGCCGAGTTGGCGAAGCGGGCCGGGTCGAAGGAGCCGATGAGCCGCTCCTCGCCGGCTGGGACATCGACAGTCAGGTCATGGGTGAAGCCTTGGTCGCAGGCCTTCTGACTCTTCACGGTCACGGTGATCTGCGACGCGCCACCGTTCTTGACGTGGATGAAGCGGTTGCCGCCAGCCTCGAACTCGTCCCCCGCAGCCTCAGCCGCGACATAGCTCGGGTTCAGGCCGGCATGAGAAACCTTCTGCAAGGTCAGCACTGCCATGTCTAGACACCCCCAGGTTCGGCCAGACAGGCCGCGGTGAACGTGAGCAGCCGCCCGATGAGCCGGCGCTCCGGGTCGATGAAGTCGCCGCCGCCGGCCGTCCAGAAAAGCTCGTAGCTCGAACCGTCCGCGTCATCGGTGACCGTGACGCCGTTGAGGCTCTCGAGGACCTCCACCTCGAGGAGGTCCAGGTCCTTGAACGAGCCGGGGTCGTGGTAGATGCGGACCTCTACGGGCTGCGTGCCGGCGTAGCCGATGCTGGGGCTCCCGACTTGTGTCGCCAGCTTGACCGTGGCGTAGGGCCGGGCCACCTCCGGCCCGGCCAGGAAGGCCTCGTAGACCCGGCCGCCGAGGCCGGGCAGGGCCGTCTGCAGGTGCATGATGACTGCTCGCCTGAGCACGACCTAGTCCCCCCAGACCTTCCGGTACGAGTCGAGGATCTCGGCCGCCGCGGCGTTCAGCGTGGGAGCCAGGATGGCGTGTTTGCCGTCGTTACAGAGCTCCAGGAAGATGCCGTACTCCATGCTGTGGGCCAGGACAATCCGGACCACATTCCGGCTGACAACGGCCTCGCCACGCAGGCCCAAAAGGGCCTTGTGGCTCCGGTTGATCCAGTAGCGCCCCTGAGACTGTTCCCGCTTCATCTGTCCCTCGAGGGTTCCGGCCCAGTTCTGAGCCAGCGCGATGGTCGCCGCCTTCTTGCGGTCCGCCCACCCGCGGAGGTTCTGGATAACCTTGTCTGCCCCCGGCATCTAGACCACTTCCTCGACGTCGGCCTGGACAGCGTAGATCTCACCGCCCCAGCACCGCTTCGTCACCCACACGACCCGATAGGCAATCCCCTCGACGGTGAACGTGTCCTCGACGCCAGAGCCGGCCCGGAGGTCGGCGTCGTGTGGAGCCAAGAGCACCATCCGCCGGCGCCAAGCCAGCCCGGCCTCGTCTTGGTCCGGCCCGTAGCGCAGCGGGCGTCCGGGCACCAGCCGCCCCGTGAAGGGCGGAAGGTCGGTCTCTGTCTTGGAGCGGCCTCCCTCGCCATCCTCCGACCAGGCCACACGGTGGACCACAATCTCCACCGGGTTCTCAGCGATGGCCCGCGCGTGGGCGTCCTTCAGGGCCTCGAGCGTGGTCACGACTCGTCACCCGTCTCGTAGACCTCCGGCGGGTCAAACTCGAAGAGGCGCGAGCCTCGGCCGGACACCTGGGAGGAGTAGTAGGAGGCCATCTCAAGACAGTGCTTCCGGTAGGTCTCGAGGCTGACGAACTCGTGAGACTCGTCGCCGGCCCGGCTCTTCTCAAGCCCCCCGCGCTCCGACATCGCCCAGGCGGCCTTCTGGCGCCACCCCGCGGCGGCGGCCTCCTCGATGGAGGAGGCCTCGGTGAGGAGTTCGTCGATCTCGGCGTCCGTGAAGCGGGTGTCCGCGTCCGTACCGCCGGCGGGGATCCTCTCGTCGAGGAGGCGCCGGAGTTTCGTGCGGAGTTCGGCCGTGGGCTCCACGGCTCACACCTCCCGGGTATTCGGCGCCGAATGAAGGAGAGGGGCAGCCCCCTCGGGGGCTACCCCTCTCCCCTATCCGCTATCGGCTGTGGGCTGGGACCTACGTCGGCAGCGTCAGTTCCTCGACGGCGTTCGCCGGCGACGCGATGACGCCCCTGCGGGCCCGGGCGACGACGGCGTTCTCGATGAGGCGCTTCAGGTCCGCCCCCGAGGCATCGACCTTGAGGTCATGCTTCACGAGCTCCCTGAAGTACTTCTGAGGCTCGATGAGGTAGGCCTTGTTCGGGTCGCAGCCGGCATAGGAGTAGCTCTTCTCACCGACATTGATGCTCCAGCCGTCGTAGAAGATGAGGGTGTCGATCTGGCTGATAGCCGGGTACTCGGTCCCGCCTATCCGCATCCTCTGAAGGCACTCCTCGATCTCCCACCGGCGGGAGCTGTGCGCCAGCAGGACGCTCGGCCGACGCGGGGCCCCGGTGTCGGTGTTGCGGTCCTGCGCAGCGTGCTTCAGCCCGGCCTTGATGGTGTTTCGGAGCTTCTCCAGGAGCGTGTTTCCGCTTGTGTCGGCGGCGGTCTTGTTCTTGGCCGGGTAGCTATAGCTCAAGATGGGGTTCAGATGGATATGGTTCAGGAGAGCGTTGTATGCTTCGCCCAGGCTGCGGTTGATCTCCGCGACCTCCCAGGTCTTGTCGTAGAGGACCATATCCTCGGTCCACTGGAAGCCGGCCGCGTAGGTGATGATGGGCACGGTGTCCTTCGTGCCGATCCGCCGGGTTCCGAACTTGACCTCTTCGAGCTCCATGTGCTCCAGGAACACGACCTGAGCCTGGATGAACGGCCACACGTCGACGTTCTGGGTGAAGTTCGGGTCCTCAATCCTGCGGTAGATGGGCCCGTAGAGAAGCGGCACGGCCTCACGGCCGAGCTCGAGGTCGACGACGGACTTCTGGACGATGCTCTCGAGACCGGCCGGGGTCGTGAGGAGCTCGCCCATGGGCCTCGTGAGCTCGAACGTCTCCATCTCGCCGTTGACGATGCGCTTGGTGACCTGACGCTCCTGGCCGTCCAGGACGTAGGTCACCGGGGTTTCGACGTTGAGGCGCCTGCGCTCCTCGCGTAGGGTCTCGATGCTGATGATCTTCACGTCATGTCACCTCCCGGGTGAAGGCTAGCTCGAGGCGATGAGGTTCGCGGCCCGGAGCTTCGCAAGCAGGCTGTTGAAGTCCGCGACCAGGGCGGCCACGTCGGCGGCCGTGCTGTCGGCCTGGGCCGCGGCCTGGCGCAGAGAGGCCTGCTGCGGCGCGAACCAGAGCCAGACCACGTTGTTGGCGTCCTTGGCCTGGGTCACGATGCCGCAGAAGAACCCGTCCGTCGCGACCGTGGTGAACCGCTTGTTGATGTCGTCCCAGTAGACCTTCGAGCCCTTGGCGAAGGTGTCGTTGGTGTCGACCTGGCTCGTCTCGTATTCTCCGGGCTCCGCGTTAAGGACAACCTCGGCCGTCTCGCCCGCGCCGGTCTCGACCGACTGCACGGCCATGCCGAGAATCCCGTCGAGCAGGTAGAACTTGCCCTGCTCGATCGTGGTGCTCTCGGGGACGGTTACCTTGAAAGTGCGTCCTTCACTGATCCTGCGTCCCATATGGAGTCACACCTCCTAGTAAATCCGGGTCCGCCGCGGCCGGAGGAACCCGGCCGGCTCCGTATCCCGCTTCGGGCCGACGGGCACAATGGGCACGTCCTTGAAGGCAGCGGCCAGAGCGGCCTTGACGTCCTCCTGCTGGAGAAGCTCGCCGACGGCCTTCCGGACGGCGGCCTCGTCCGCCCCGTCCGGGACTTGAAGCATCCGCGTAACCAGCGGCCGGGCGGGCTCGTGGACGACCATCTCACCGACGACCTTGTCGATGAGCTGGGCCTGCTCGGCCCGGGCGGCCTCGAGCTGTGCCTGGCGCGCTGCCTTCGCGGCCTCGACCAGGTCCTTTACCGGCTTGTCCGGACCCAGACCAAAGAGATCGGCCAGGTCCTTGATGGCCGACCTCATCTCGCCAATCACCTTGTGCTGCTTGGGGTCGAGCTCGGCGATGAGCTCGTCGAGCTTCCAACCCATCTCGCCGGCAATCTGGGCCGGCTTCGCGCCAAGCTCCTTCAGCTTGGCGATGACCTCCTGAAGCGTCATGGGTTTCGCACCTCCGTGGTTTCCGCCATCGGCCGCGGGCGTAGGCTCGATGGCGTCCATCTCTCCGACTGCGACTATCCTTGTGGGCATCCCCGCCCGGTCCAGGGGCGTCCAGTCAATCGACAGAAGGCGGTAGTCCACGACCTGCGTCTCTCCGCCGGCCGTCCGGAGCGTGGGCATCCCGAAGATGCTCACCTGCCGAACGCGCCCGGCGCGGATCCAACGCTTGAGGTCCTTAGCCGCCTGGTCAATGACGCCGCGGATGTAGGCCTTCCCGTCCCGGAAGAGCGCCCCCACCCAGTGGGTCACGGGCGTAGGGAATTGATAGTCCACATCCTCGGGCTTCTGGTGCCCGAGGAACCCTGACGCGGTTTCACTCGCAACCTGCCTCACGATGGACTCGATGGCCGAGGGCAGGTAGTTCCACCCCCGGCGCGACTTGCCGGACGGTATCTCGACAACGACCTCGAGGGGGTCCTCATCGCCTGCTTTCAGTGCCGCCAGGTCCACCCCCGGGGCCAGCGGCACGTCCTCCACCGCTATCTCACTCGTGATGTTCGCGCTGAGTCTGACGAGCTCGCCGCTCAGGACGTCCGGGAGCGGCAGCTCGAGCTCCTCATAGTGACGGCGCAGGTGCGCCCGGGCTTCGGCTCGCTGGCGGGGCGTGAGGTCCGGCTCGGACCTCGCGCCGGCCAAGGCGGCCGCCGCGGCGATGACCCCGCCTCTGTTCAGCACCACGGAGCCGTCGTCTCTCACCTCGTGATGCGGGCCCCAGCAGTCCGCAAGGGTGAGCTCCGGACCGATATCGGCTTTCACTACCGCATAAACCTCGCGGATAGCCTCGCGGACGCCCTCGGCGCCCTGCTCGAGGCCCTGCTTGAGCAGCCGCCAAATCCGGCTCTTGTCGACATCGCCCCAGGACCGTTCGGATACAGCCGCTTTCTTGATGGTGAAGCGCTTCATCTGGGTCACCCCCAGAAACCTAGGAGCCCGCCAGAGAGAGGCGGGCTCCCTGCTGCGTCAGGACCTTCGGCCCCGGGGCCGGTGCCGGTCTCACCGGCACCACAGCCTGTCGGGGTCGGAACTTGCCGTCCGGGCCCCGGGGTTGCGGGGCCTGGTGGACCACCTTCACGACAGAACCGCTCACCCCGCCTCACCTCCCATGGCCATGCGGTGGACGAGCTCGGTGGCCACGGCCAGGGCCCCGAGTTGCTCGATGTAGCTCATGTCGCCGGCCCGGGCCACCTCGAAGTCCTCGTCAGTGCCGGCCGCGACCACCAGGAGGCCCCGAAGGCGGCCGCTCTGGAACATCGCCTGAAGCTCGTCGATGAGGGCGCCCACGTCGCCGAAGTGGACCACGCGGCCGGGCGGGGCGGGACCGGGTTTCTCCTCGGGTTCAGGCGGTTCCATGCCCTTGGGAAGGTCGTCGTTAGGGTTCATAAGTAGCCTCCTAACGAAAACGCCCCCGGGTGAGGGGGCACTGGCTCTACCGACTTGGCCTGGTCTTCTAAGTCGTTAGGGTACGTAGCCGCCTTGTCTTCTTGTATGCGTGGGCGACCGCCTCGATTATCTTGTCTATCCTCTGCTCTCGTCGTTCGAGAGCTTGAACCTGGCGCGCCTCTTCAGGGGAGAGTCTGCCTTGCTTACGTGCGCGCCGCAGACCATTGAGTTTGACCGAAGCCTCAATGGCCGAGATGACGAAGGTGTCCTGAAGCTGCTCGGCCGTCATGATCTTCCATTCGCCCTGAGCAACCTCTTCGATGTCATCAAAGATGTCTTGGACTGCTTGTATGTAATGCTTCATCGCTGAGGCCTACCTCTGTTTGCGCAGCTTCCCAATCCTATGTCCCTGCATCATATCTTCGATGCCCATCGCTCTAAAGCCTGTTAGGATTTTTCCTCTCGTTGCGCAGTAGATACTACAGCTGAACTCGCCGTGGGCTCCTGGCGGGGCTGGGACCAAAACGCCAAGATGGCATGTCGGCTCCTCGGTTTCAGCCACGAACTCCGGTAATGCTACCCAGGTGTAGACTTGTGCCGCGGGGTCGAGGAAGTTGTGCCTTACGAGTCTGTGATACTCATCATAGCTTACCCCGCCGAAGTCGTTCCTGTGCCTGAGCCAGTGGGCGACATCTGACGGTACCCAGCGCTCCCTGCCCAACCGCTCCCCAAGTCTTACTTGATGGCCAGGCCAACAGCGGTTCAGGACCCCAAGGACCTCATCGTCCACGTTGACCGCACCCCGCTTGGTCAGTCTGGTTAGCTGGGTGGAGAACGGTTGCGTGGCCACGTGGCGTAAGATCGTTTGCAGTTGGGCCGGAGTGAAGCGTTGACCGGTAGTCGCCGCCCACCGGATGAGACCATCCGGGTCGCTCGGCCAGCCGCCCCGTCCCGAACCGGAACCGCCGCCACCGCCTCGACCGGAGAACCTCGCCGGCCGCGTTAGGATGGCCCTGGCGGCTCCAGTATACCACTCTTCGATGTCCGGCTGGCTCTGCGGGTCGTCGAGCCAGGCCCTAAGACGGTCGGCGAACTGCTCGGGGTCCTCGTGCGCCGGTATCACCACGCAGAAACACTGTGGGTGAGGTTTCGCCGGCTCCTCTCCTTTCGGCCAGAACCCGTTCCCGTTGTGGGCTGCGTAGTCGTCGCAGACATCCTTGACCGGGTGCGACGAAGAGAGCCGCCAGTAGATGCCGCGGTAGCTCGGGGCCGCACCGTTCGCCGCAATCGAGGCCTCGTGGAAGGCGTTCCCCATCTCGGTCCTGACCAGGCGCATAGCCTCGTAGCTCAGGTCCTTGGGGACTTTGAGCCGGCGCCTGGTCTCGAGCTTGTGGGCCGTCCCCACCCCCGGCTGGAGGTAGCGCTCTACCTCTCTGGCGAGCTTCCGCGGGTCGACACCGCGGGCAACACCGTCCTCGACAACCCGGGCGACCGCCCGCCGCCACTTCTCGCCGGCCCGCCAGACGCGGTCGGACAGCCGCAGGCCGTCCTTGCCCGTCCGGGCGAGCACCATCATCGCCGCGCGCTCGTTGATGGGCGCGAAGAGCCGGCCGACCTCCACGGGGTCCCAGGCTTCGCGCACCAGCCGGGCCGTGATGTTCTGCGGGGCCATGGTGCCGGCCTCCGTGGAGAGGTAGACGCCGCGCCGGATGGCCTCGAGGGTCTCCTCCGACAGCTCGCGGGCCCGGCGCTCAAGGTTCCTCGCCAGGGCCTCGAGGTGAGAGCGCCTCAGAGTGCCGACCGCCGTACGTTCGATGTCCTCTCGGACCCGGGCTGCCGCGCGTCGGTATACCCGGCGGAGCTCCTGGACGGTGGCCGCCTGTCCCTGCTCGAACCGCCGGCGGGCGGCGAGGATGTAGTCGGCGTAGTCCTGGTGGCCAGCCAGGCGCTCGACGTCGTCACGCCTGAGCGCGGCCACGGCTAGTCAACCGCCTGGGTGATGGTGGCGTCCTCGTCGCCCCCGGGCTCCGTCCACCCCTCGCCGTCCTCGAGCCGCTTCCGCCAGAGCATAGTCTTCGCGACCCGCCGACGCTCGTCGTCGTCGGCGTCGGGGTCGACCCAGGGGAGCATCGACGGGACGAACTCCCGGAGGAACTCGGCCGCGGCGTCCACGCTCACGATGCCTGTCTCAATGCCGGCGACCAGGCCTTCGATGAGGGTCTTGATGGTGTTGGCGACTTCCTGGTCGTTCCGGGGGCTGAGCTCGTCCCAGCCGATGGTGACGCGGTAGGTGTCGAGCACGACGTTGTTGACGCGAGCCCACATGGCGAGGTACATCGACGCGAGCTCACCGTAAGGCTCCTCGAATAGGCCCCTCTTTCTGCGGATTTTCCGGGCCAGGGGGACCATCTGCTCGGAGACGGACGCCTTCGAGGAGCTGACGGCCGTGCCGAAGGCGAACTCGGGCGTCTGGCTCACGTCGACGATGCAGAAGAACAGGAACTTGAGCAGGGTCGTGATGCCCTGGAGGCCGGCGTCGGCGCTGATGAACTCGGCCTCGTCGCCCTGCTGCATCAGGAAGAGCTCCTTGTTGGCGAACCGGAGCTTCCCCGACTTGATCTCGGACTCGGTGAAGTTGTCCTCGAGGAACTTCTGCACGTTCTGCAGGCTGAACCTGACCTTCGGCCGGGAGAACATCTGGGAGCCCTGGGCCGCATTGAGCATCACGTCGTGGTAGGCCTTCATGAACGGCTCGACCGGCTCGAGGTCGCTGAAGCCGTAGAGGTGCGTCTCCTCGGCCTCGTTCCGAAAATGGACGACGGGGATGAAGCCCCAGGGGTTGCCCTCGGTCCGGTTCTTCGCCCGCACGTCCGCCGGGGCCCGGCTGTCGGCCTCGATGGTCCGGGTCTGCGGGGTCAGGGTCTCGACGATGTTGTAGTCGCTCTCGTGCCCCCGGTCGTCAAGCGCCTTGCAGGGGTAGGTGACAATCAGCTTCTGCCACTCGCCAGTGAGCGGGTCCGGGATGGGCTTGCACCACTCGGGCGGCAGGAGCCGGAGCGTGAACTCCTCGCGCCGCTTGGGGTCGAACCTGGCCGGCTGCCGGCCGAGCCTCACGTAGACGTCCCCGTCCCGGAGGCAGTTCCGGTTGACGCGGAAGAGCTGGCCGGTCCAGCGCTGCATGTCGGCCTCGAGGGCCTGGTCGGCCTCGGGGTCCTCGTGGGTGAAATGCGGTGCCCCCATGAAGCCGGCCGTGGTGTCGACGACCGGCCGGGCGAACCCCGCGCCCAGCTTGTAGCGGTCCACCGTGTTGCGGTAGAGCCCGCGGGCCAGGTCGTAGTCGACCTTGCTGCTGTTGAGGCTGTAGGGCGTGACGAACTGGAACCCCCAGCCCGGGGACCAGGTCGAGCGCAGCACAGAGATCTCGCCGATGGCCCGGATTATTCGGCGCAGAATACCGCCGGGGCCGGGCGCGGGCCTGAGTCCGGTCTTAGGCATAGAACCTGGCCTCCTGGAAGAGCTTGCGTGTCTTCTCGTCTAGTGGGGCGACCTCGCCCTCGAACAGCTCGGTGAGGGCCCAGACCAGGGCATCCAGCCGGTCAGGCGACCAGTCAACCCCTTCGGGGACCCAGTTGCAGAGCTGGTCCTCCAGTTCGGGGAAGTGGCCCACGTGGTGGACCTTCCCCTGCTCGTAGAGGGCCGAGATGGGCTCGGCCCGGATCCGCTTGCCCCGGCTCGCGTGGACGGCCTTGTAGGGGATGCCGGGCCGGATAGTGCGGATGACGTGCTCAACCATCTCGCCGCCGTTGTTGGCCTCGCCCACAATCCGGTCACCGCGGAACTCGTCGAAGGCGATGAGCGTCCGCTCGCCCCAGCCCGCGGGCCTCATCCGGCAGGAGCGGTCGGCTAGGACGTAGCCATGGCCATCCACGCCTCTGCCGGCCACGATGATGCCGGTCTCGGCCGAACCTTCAGTGCTCGTGGCGGCCGGGTCGACCGCGACGACAACGCGCACGAGCTCGGGCGCCTCCTTGACCCGAAGCTCGTCGATCCGCGTCCGCTGCCACAGGGCGCCCGGGGTGTCGTCCAGGAGCTCGCCTTCAATCTCCTGTCGACCCAGGCGCGTCCCCTCATACCGCGAGACAATTTCGGCAAGGAATGCCGGCGCAAGGTTCGGCGCGTTCTCGTAGGTCGAGCCGCGCGTCAGGACCACGTCCCGGCCCACCCGAGAGACGAGGTCCCGGATAATCCGGACTGGTTTCGGCGTGGTCGTCACGATACACCGCGGACGGGGGCCGGCCCTAAGACCGAGCATGAGGTTGTCCCATGCCTCCGGCCGGCGCCAAGCCGCCACCTCGTCCGCCCACGCGAGATCGTGCTGCGGGCCCCGGAGCCGGTCCGGCTCGTCGGCGGAGTAGATGGTGGCCGTCGCCCCGTTCGGCCAGGTGAGTCGCCGCTTCGAAGGCTCGTAATGCGGCTCGAACCAGGGCGGGCTGACACGGAGGATGGAACTGTCGCCGGCCTCGACCATCACGTCTCGCGCGTCTGCCGCCGTCGGGGCGACGATGGCGACGTGGCGGGCACGGCCGGCCTCCACCTCCGCCCGCACGAACTCCGCGCCGGTGCGGGTCTTGCCGAAGCCACGGCCGGCCATGAGAAGCCAGATGGTCCACTCCCCGGGTGGGGGAAGCTGCGCCGGCCGGGCCCAAAACCGCCAGTCGTAAAGGAGCGCCAGCGCCTCGTCGTCAGTGAGGCTGCTGATGAGGTCCGCCCTCACGTCGGGCGGCAGAGAGGCGAGCGACGCGCTCAGCGATGAGTCGGCGTGCGTCTTCACCGGAGAGCACCTCGCTACGCTGCGTGGGTTTGCCGGTTAGAAGCTGCGCGTCCTGGAACCCGTAGTGCATTGCTCCCACGAGCGACCTCAGGTAGGCCGCTAGGTCCCGGTCGCCCCGGGTGGGATCCACCTTGTCGAGCATCTCCTCGATCCGTGCCAGGGCCCGCTCGCCGGCGCCGTAGAGGCGGTCAGCCACGGCCTTCAGGCGTTCGGCGATGTACTCCCCGGCCTCGGCGCGGGCCCGGTCGATGGCCTCCGCGGCCAGGGCCTCCTGGGCTCTTCTCAGTTTTGGGGTGCGGCGTTGCGTTGCGGCCTTCCGGGTGTTGCGGGCCTTGTGGCCGTTGCGCCGCTTCGCGCGGTGCACCCAGGAGCGAATCGTACCCGCGGGGATGCCCGTGGCCCTCGAGGCCTCGGCGGCTCCGAGCTCCTGGGCGATGGCGAGAGCCTTCTCCCTGTCAGCCTCTGACCACCGGGCCACGGTCCTCACCCCCGTACTCAGCACCAAATACGAAGGGCACCCCGCTCCATGGGGGTGCCCCTGTCCTCACGGTACAGTACGCCTTGCCCTGGATGATACCCCCGGTCTGCCAGCTCTGCAAGCCCTCAGGCGCCCGGAATCCTGCCAATTTCACGCCAAAATCCTGCCAACTTTTCGGGCCCGAGAGACGCCAAAGTCCCAGCTACACAGGCCCTTATCTGGCTGATGTACCTGTCCACAGTTCGTACACCGTAGTTGAGCTCGTGGGCGATGTCATAATGGGTCCGCTTCTGGACCCACTTCATGCGGTAGACCCGGCGGAGGTGAGGCCTCATCCGCCTCAGCCGGCGGCGGACGGCGGTGAGCACCGTGAGGAGGTCTTCGCGTCTGACCACGAAGCGCTCGACGACGTTGCCGGCCGCGCTAGGCTGCAGCGGAAGTACGATGAGGCTGCCCGGACGCTTCGGCTCCATGGTCTCGACAAGGAACAGCCAGTCCTCCAGGTGCTCGAGGAACAGGTCCGCGAGCTGCATCCAGGGGTCTTTCAAGACCACCTCGGCAGCCTCCCTCCCCGGGGGCCGGCCGGCTGCATGAGGGCGTCCGCCTGGCCCGCCGCCAGCTTCACCGGCACCTCCCGGTAGGCGGCTCTGGCCTCCTCCTCGCGCCGTCGGAGCCAAGCCAGCAGCTCCTCCAGCCGCCGGCCCAGTAGCAGCCGGAGTTCGTAGTCCTGCTTGCCCTCCAGGTGCTCGATGACCAGCACTCCGGTTTCCTCCCCATAGCAAAGGCCGGCCAAGGGTCTCGCCCTTGCCGGCCTCCGGTACGTCCGGTCAGCCTCCGCCACGAACGCTCGTTCGCCCTACCTCAGCCTTTCTCCCGCCGCCTTCCTGTCGAACCTCACCTTGCCTCGAACCTCTTCCGCAGCGACCGGCAGGCCGTCCTGGACTTCAAGGCGCTCCAGCCGACCGAACCGCAACGCCCGCAGGTAGCGAATCAATGCCGCCTCCTGCGGGTGCAGCTGCATAGCGACGACCTTGCGGGGCTCGCGAGGCTCCCTCACTCCAGGATGGCCCCCTCTTCTTCGGCCTCCGCAGCCGGGCCCAAGCTGACACTCAGAATCTGCTTCTCGCCCGGTCCGTCCGGCGTGAGCTCTATCACGGGCTCAGGGTAGACCTGAGTCACCTCGGCCCTCATGACGCTTCAGCTACCCTTCTCAGAATGGGACGCCCCTCCTCGTCCCACCCATCGACGGCCGGAACGGGAAAGACGACCTCACAGAGCTGGTCGAGCTGGACACGCAGCCTGCGCCACAGCTCCCAGCGGAGCTCACCGAGGAGAGCGGTCGGGATTGAGGCCCCCACAAGCTCACACTCGTACTCATCCATCCGCACCCACCGCTCCAGGCCCTCCAGCGCCATGTGCCCGGTGAGCAGAACCACCGACCGCGCCTTGTTGGCGATGACGACCGCTCCCTCAGGCAGCCCGCCGGCGTCGGCTATGCTGTACTCCACCGACCGCCGGCTGACGTAGGGGGAGCACCTGCGGTCCAGCACGCACACCAGAGCGTCCCGCTGCAGGCGCAGGTATGTCGACTCCCGAAGAGACCGGAGATGGTTCTCGAGGGTCCTGAACTCATGCTCCTTCATCGACAGCCCTCCCTGTAGCCCTGCCTATCCAGCCACCAGAAGACGACCCGGCCTACCGCGATGACCAGTATCCCGGCCAGACCGATTCCGGCCACGATGCCGAACGCTATGGAGAAGGCCTCCACCTAACTCGCCTCCTCGGCCTCGGCCCGCTGCTCGATCTCGACCTCGACCCGCTCCAGGCTCGACGGACACTCGAACAGCTCCGCCTCGATCTTGACCACCTGGCTGTCGTCCCGAAAGGCGATGCCGGTGACCGAATCAAGCACCGCCTTGGTGTAGTTGTCCAGGTCTCCCCGGGCTCGGCCCTTCGCTGCCACGAAGAACCTCAGCCGCACGATCACCGGTCCTTCGAAGGGCCGCTCGAACTTGGGCCGAGCGACCCAGCCAACGTGCTGCTCGTACGCCTTGGTCTCCTCGGGGGTGTAGTAGACCCGGCGGCCGCGATAGCCGAGACGGGGCCTCTTTTTCGGGACCGGCCTTCCCGGCACGATGAACAACACGGGTTTCACTCTCCCACCCCCAGCCACTCCGCGGGGTCGAGAAACTCCCCGTCCATCCTGACGCCGCGCCGGGTGACCTCGAGCTCCGTCACCCCGACGCGGACCTCGAAGTGGAGGTGCGGTCCGGTGGAGTGGCCGTTGTGGCCGACCGTAGCGATGACCTGGCCGGCCTTCACCCGGTCGCCCTTGAGCACGCAGGGCTCGTTGATATGAGCGTAGACGGTATAGAGCCCTCCGCCGTGGTCGATCACCACGGCCTGGCCTCGCCACTGGTCGAACCAGCCGACGTAGGCCACCGTCCCCCACCGGGCCGCCCGCACCGAGTGCCCGAACCGCGCCGCGATGTCAAGGCCATGATGGTCCGTCGGCCCGCCGTAGGCCTGGGAGTGCGGCCCCACAACTGGCAGCACTGGCAGAGCCCAGTAGCGTAGCTCGCCGTCGACCCTCATCACGACCTCCCGGGCATGGACCCCGTTGGCTGGCGGGGGCTGAGTCAGGACCCACACCCGCTGACCCGGCTCCAGGACGGCATCGGAGCAGAGGCCGTTGGCCTGCAGGACCCACTCGAGGGGCACCCGGTAGAACGCCGCCACGTCGACGATCCGCTCCCCGCCCATGGCGAAGAAACATTCAGCCTCCCAGCGGACGACCGTGACCTCCTCGCCGACGGTCCACGTGGCGTCCGGGTTGGCCGAGAGAAGCGTCTCGACCGACACCCCGAACTGCCGCGCCAGGCTCGTCACGGTGTCACCCGACTCGAGGATGACGGTCAGCGTCGGGATAGGTGGCCCCTCTGGCCCCAGGACCGGCTCGGGCTCGCGAGGGACATCGCGGACCAGCACGTCCATGGCGGCCGCAACCGGCTGGCTGGCAAGGAAGAAGCAGACAATGAGTAGGACCCAGAGCAGAATTAGCAGTACCCTCGTCAGCCAGCCGTCGTTCCTGCAGACCACTCACGCCACCCCCTGGGCCGCAGCTACCTGGCAGCCCTCTCTGTCCTCACAGGCTCTGCACGAGTGCGGCGCCTCGGCCTGAATGACATACTCGCAGCAGCCCCCGCCACCAAGGCGCACGGTGTCGTTGCACTCCCGGCAGGTCGCAGCATCGACCCGGTTCTTGGTGTAGGGGCAGGTGTAGGGCTCGGGTTCAGCCTCGTCCTCGGCGGCGTCCGCGTCGTCTGGCGGCACGTAGTCATGGTGGCTGGGGCAGGACGTGTTCGAGCAGGAGTCGCCCTCACCGGAGCACTCCATGCCCTCCTCGGCCTCGTGAGCCGCCTGCTCGGTTGGGGGCTCCTCGTCCGGCTGGGCCGCCGAGGCCTCGGGGGTCTCCCCCTCCCCCTCATCCTCGTGGTCCACGAACAGCCGGCCGATATCCAGCTGGAGGCCGCCCTCCTCGGGCTCCTCCGGCATGTCCTCGATACCGACGATACCCCGGCAGAGATCACGGACCGCCTCCTCGTCATGCAGATGCCCGAGAAGATACGCCACAGCGAGGGTCGTGAGCTCCCGAGTGGACAGCTGCTGGAGATGCTGCGGAATCTCATGATAGTGGCAGTCGAGGTCCAGCACGTCGCCCACCCAGTTCCTCGCGTCCCAGTCACTCAAGAGCGCCAGGCATACGAGGCGCGTCTCCGCCCGGCTGAGGCCCAACTGCTTCTGGACCTCACGCTCCCGGAGGTAGGCCTCGACACGCTCCAGATACCGCCGCCGCTCCTCGGCCTCGGCCCTCTCTCGAGCCTCGCGCTCGGCCTGCCTCCGCTGCCATTCGGCCTCCCGCTGAGCCTCAAGCTCCTCCCGGCGTTCCTCCTGCTCCTTGGCCCGTGCCGCGCGGCAATCCGACTCGGGGTCGAGACAGACTCTGGCATCTAGGCCGAACCGCCGGACCACCGCGCTCCTCTCGCAGTCCTCGGGGCAGACATCCAAGACGCGCGGAAGAGCCTCAGCGTCCGTGACGTCCGTCACGGCGACCTCTTCTCCGGCACGCACCCGCGCCACGAGCTCGGCCCGGCGGGTCCGGAGGGCCTCGCGCTCCTTCTGGGCATAGCACTGCTTGTCCAGGCAGTAGGTGGCGTAGCGCTGCTTGTGGAACTTCGCGCAGCCCTCACAGCCTGAGACGTCGAAGGCAGGAGCAGACATGTACTCGCCCTTGGCCGCGATGGCGTCGTCCACAACCTTCCGGGCCGCGGTCACAGTGACCGGGTCCCTACCCGCGTGCTCGTTGAGACGCCTCTGGACCTCCTCGAGCACCTCAGGCACGTCCTTGACCCGGAGGACCTCCTGGGCCGCGGAGGCACTGAGTATTCCGCGCCGAATAAAGTCCTGGACCGCCTCTGGCGTCTCCAGCAGCCGGAGCCGGTTCGCCACCCAGGCCTGGCTCTTGCCCAACTTCTCACCGAGCTGGGCCTGGGTTTCACCATGGCGCTCCAGGTAGGCCTGGATGGCCCGGGCCTCCTCGAGCGGGCTCAGGTCCTTCCGCTGGATGTTCTCGACCAGGCGGAACTCGTCGACCTGCTGCGGCGTCAGGGCCATCAACCGGCACGGGACCCTCTCAAGCCCGGCCTCCCGGGCCGCGGCCAGCCGCCGAAAGCCCGCCACGAGCTCGAGCCGGCTCGTCTCGGGGTTGGGGTTGACGATGAGTGGCTCGATCACCCCGTGAGTCCGCACAGACTCGACGAGCTCGCGGTCAGCCTCCTCGTCCGCGGTGTCCCGGATGTTCGTCGGGACGTGGATGGCATCAACCCTCAGTTCCTGAAGCTCACTCACTGGTGTTCGCTCTCCTCTCTCGCTTACGGCAGCCTTCCCGCAACCGCCGCGTCTACGAGAGCCCACACGAGGACCGAAGCGCCGATGAGCACGGCGACTCGGATGAGGACCGCCTCGGTGCGTGAGGGCTCCCCGTCGCCATCCCAGTAGAGCACGACTTACCACCCCCCAATCCAGGGAAGGGCTACCAGGACCCCAACGATGAGGGCTCCGATGATGAGGGCCGCCACGACCCGCTCCTGGATGTCCTCCTCGGGCAGGTCGTGGCCGCCGATGATGACGCGGATGCGCTCTCTCACGCCGTTCCCTCCCCGAACACGGCTTGTTGCCGGACGGCCTCCGGGTCGACGCGGTAGTCGGGACCCTCGAGCGTGACCCACCGGCACATGCCGATGAGCCGCGAGACGATCCTGTTGCCGACGTTCTCGTCGGGCCCGAACCGCTCCGCGAGCAGAGCTCCGTCGGTGTAGTTGGTCGTGACAATCGTGATACTCCGGTCGAACTCGCGGCCGTTGAGCAGGAGGAACAGGCGCTCCGCCCGCCAGTCGGTCACCCTCTCGGTCCCCAGGTCGTCAAGCACGAGCACCCGCGCCCGCCGCAGGTGCTCCAGGAGCTCGCGGTCGCGACCGACCTTGACAGCTGCCCGCAGGTCATCCATCAGGTCCGGCACGCACGCGAACACGCAGTCGCTCTCGAGCTCCCCGCGGCGAACCAGGCGCTCCACCTGGGCCCGAAGGATTGCCAGGGCCAGGTGCGTCTTGCCGACTCCCGTCGTGCCCGCCAAGACCAAGCCCGGCCCCGCATCCCGCCCGGCCAGCTCACATGCCGCGCGGAAGGCATCGACTGTCCCCGGTGTCGGGATGAAGTTCTCAAGAGTCATCCGCTCGCTGTCGACCGGGTACTGGCTGGCCTTGAGCAGCTCGTGCCGGCGGTGCTGGGCGGCCTGTCTCGCGGCCAATGGGCACATGTGATGAAGCCCACTCAACTCCACTACACCGCCGCGCAGCATCCCCACCGGGACCTGGCCCCTGCCCACCGGGCTCTGGCAGTGGTCCAGGCCCTGGCAGTCGGTGCAAGCCTGATCCGACCTAGCGAGCACTTCGAGCTCCCTCGCGCTGCGCCGAATCTGCTCCTCGGTCAGGTCCCAGCCCCGTCTCCGGGCTGCCTCTCGCGCCAGCGGTAGCGCGGCTGAAAGCCACTCTTCGTGCGCTCGTTTGAGTCGCTGGACCAGGCGGCTCTCCAGTCGGATGGCCAGAACATCCAGCAGGCGGTCCACGCTCTATCCACTCCCTCCATACCTCGTCCGGTCCAAGAAAGGTGGCCGGGTATTTGATACGGTCCTCAGGGGACGCCCGGATTCGGCAGTAAGCCGCGTAATTGGTAGCTGCGGTGACCAGGTCACCCGGGTCCACCTTGGCCCTGACGCGGGCCTTCCAGACTCTGAAGGCTCGCTGCTTCTCGATTTTCCGCGGGTAGACGCTCCAAAAGGCCTCGAACTCCGGAGGATAGTCGTGACGCTTGGAGCCAGCGCGTGTCCGTGTTGCCTGTCCATCGTGTCCACGACGACACACATCCCTGGTCGCATGACCATGGGTGTTTGTACCGGAGGGTGAAGGTGAAGGTGAAGGTGAAGGTGAAGGATAGCGGTCCTTTGCGTCGTCCTGCGGCGCTATGCGTTGGTCCGCGGTAGCGTGCGGCGATTCGCGCTGTTCGTCACTAGGCGGCGCAGGGAACGCCGATGCGCGGTCATCGCCGCGTTTGGCCTGCGGAATGTAGGATTGATAGCGGTAGTACGTCTCCAACGGGTAGGCGATGACTCGCTTGCCGGCCACATCATAACGCTGCCAGAGACCGACGCCGGCAACGCGGTCGAGCGCCGCGTCGATTTCCTCCACCGAGGCCTCGAAGGCCGGACATACGGTGAGCTTGAACTCTAGCGGATCTCCCGTGAGTCGGCCCCAGTCGTCGGCATGGGGGACGGCCATCGTGTAGAGCAGGATGGCCAGGTAATCGCCCCGTGCTCCGAGAGCAGCCAGCTTGGCGTCCCTTCCCATGTTGGTGGAGATATACCGGCGTCGGCTCACTCGTCTTGTCCCCCGTCGTCAGTCAACCCCGCCAGCCTTTCAATCACCGTCAGGATCTCATCGCGACAACGCCAGGGGTCCGACCATATCTCCGAGCCGGTGAAGCGTAGCACGTGGTAGCCAGCGGCCGTCAGGGCCCTGTCTCGAGACCGGTCCCTGGCCGCTTGCTCCTTGGTCCGCTCATGGTAATCGTGACCGTCACACTCGATGACCAGCCTGAACTCCCGTTCGGGATGTTCGGGGGCCTTGGCCGAAATGAGGGCATCCACCCTATAAGTCCGGCCACCAACCCGAACGGGCACCTGCGTGTAGAAATCGAGACTGGCCGAGCGCCCGGCTACCTGCCTGAACCGGGTTCGGGTCATCGGGACACTGAAGACCAGTGCTAGGCAGAGTAGTTGCTCTATAGGGGACTCACCCTTCTCGACCGCTTGGAGCAACGACTCGGCCGTCGCCTGTAGCGCGTCCAGAATAATTTCAGCAACAACAGGATCGAGCTCTGCCACGCGCCGACGCACGCTCGCCCATGCCTGCTCGGAGAACTTGAGCTCGCCTGGGGATACCTGTCCCGCTATGGGTCTGCTCATGCTCGTTCCCCTCTCCCACGGAGGCTTGTCCTCTCGGTCGTGCACAAGAACCGGCCTGTCGGCCGTCAAAGGTCTGGCTGGCGGGGGCCGGTTGACCCACCCGGCTCCTGGTCAAGGTTGGAGGGATGACTTAGCCTTGAGACACACCCGGCGCATCCCACGCCGCCCCGCCAGCCAATGCTCTCGGTTGTCAAGCTCGACCCTCGAGGCGGGAGGCTGCCCGTCAGCACCACCCGCCCCGGGGCCGCACATCCTATGCCGTCTTCTCCCCGCGAACCAGGGCTGCGATAGCCTCCAGAGCCCGGAGGCGTACCTGCGCCTTCGCGAGCTCGGCCTTGGCCTGAGCCAGCGCCTGCTCGGCCTTGCGGACGGCCTCACGCTCGGCCGTGGTCCTCTCACGGAGCTGGGCCCTCCGAGCCTCCGCGTTCTTGCCGTCGATCTCGCCGCTGAGGAGAAGCCGAGCTTCGGCGTCCTCGAGGGCCTCTTTGGCCGTCGTGAGCTCGGCAACGCACTGGACCACCCGGTCCTCGGCGTCGGCGATCTCGGCGGGCATCTTCAGCAGCCTCTCAATGCACTGCTCACGTAGCCGCCCCTTCACGAAGCACCCCTCCTCTTGACCTCCTGCCAGGTCGGCCTCAGCTGGCACGGGAAGCGCTTCAGTGCCTCGATGAGGTTGGCGACCTCGGTCTCGTTGAGCTTGACTCGGACGGCACTCGTGGCGTCTGTGGGGGCCATGATCTCCAGATGTCTGCCCCCGTTGAAGTCGCGCCTCAGCACGGCCACCGCACCGTCCTGGGCGTCCGGGTTCAGGTTGATGACCTCGGACGTGCCGTGGCGCACTCCCATGAACTCGGTCGCTCTCATGCGGCAACCCTCACTTCCGACCCCTCGGGGCGCTTGCGGACCTCGATCCGCTGCGGGAAGAAGTCGGTGATCTCCGAGAGGTGGCTGATCATGATGAGCACCGAGAAGTCCCTGGCGATGGCCTCGATTGCCTCACCGAAGCGCGCTCGGGTGCGCTCATCCAGGGCCCCGAGGCCCTCGTCGATAATCAGAGTCTCGAAGGGGAACCCCGCGCGGCGGGCCAGGAGTCGGCTGATGGCTAGGCGCAGGGAGATGTCGACCTCCCAGCGTTCCGCTCCCGACCACATGTCGTAGGGCCGTTCCCCGAGCTCGTCGGTGATGATGATGTCGAGCGTCTCGGAGAGGGTCCCGGCCTTCGTCTCGCGCTGAGTCACGAGAGCCAGATTGAGCCGGCCGCCGGTCATGCGCCCGAGGAGGTCATTGGCGTCGGCCTCGATCTGCGGGATGGCGTTCTCGAGGATGAGGGCCGGGACGCCGTTCCGGCTGAACACACGCCTGGCCAGCGTCTGGTAGAGGTGGACCTCGCGCTCGGCGACCCGGAGGTCGGATTCGAACTTGGCCCGGCGCTCTTCCAGGGCCTCGAGTGAGGAAAGCTGTCCCTCTACCTGGCCGAGCTCGCGCTGGGCCGTCGACAGGTCGGCCTGGACTCGCTTCAGCTCGGCCTCCGCGTCCTCGAGCCGCCCGCGGGCGACCCTCAGCCGGGAGCCGATGTCCTCAAGCTCCTCGAGGCGCCGGGTCAGCTCCCGGAGGTCCTGGGCCTTGGTGCCTCGGGCCTGCCGCAGGCGCTCCTCCTGCTCGTCGAGCTCCCGTAGCGTCTCTTCCGCCTGGTCGAGCTCAGGCCGGAGGCGGGTCCACTTGGCCACCGCGTCGAGCTTCTCTTTGAGTCGCCGACGCTGGTCAGGGTCGTAGGCGAGGGACTCGAGTTCCCCCTCGATGGCGGGGATGTCCTCGGCGACCCTCGGCGGCTTCTCGTCCTCGATGGCCTGGAGCTCGGCGGTGAGCCTGTCGAGGGCGTCTCTGGCCTCGAACGCGTCGACGAGGAACCGGCAGTCCCGCCGGTCGCAGTCGACCTCCTCCAGGATGGCGGCCTTCGCCCGGGCATTCTCCCTCGCACTGTCGGCCCGGGCGCGACGCCTCTCATGGTCACGCTGCCACTCGGCGAGCTCCGCCTTGGCGCGGGCGAGCTTCTCCCGGAGCTCCCGCTCTCGGTCGGCCTTGGCGTCGAGGGCGTCGAGCTGAGCCCTGAGCCGAGGTTCGGCCTGGCAGGCCTTCAGGATCTCGTCCCTGCGCTGGAGGATCTTCCGGGCCCGCTCGCGCTTTGGCCCGAGGGCCGCGATCTCGCGCTCGAGCTCGTCGAGTTCCCCCTGGAGGCTGGCGCGCCGGGCCCGCAGGTCCTCGAGGCCGGCCGCCTTCTTCTCAAGCTCGGTGACGTCCTCGGCAGCCTGGCGGCGGTTCATCTCCGAGTCCTCGACGGCCCGCTCGCACTCGGTTATTCTGCGCCGAATGTCCGAGGCCCGGGCCTCGAGCTCCGGCCGCCGGGAGAGCTGCTCCCCGATGCTCTCGAGCTCGCGCCGGCAGACCTCGGCGTTCTGCTGGTGGCCCCGGAGACGTTCCTTCGCCGCCTCCTGGAGCCGATCCCAGAGTTCGAGACCGAGCGCGGCGGCCAGGACGGCCTTCCGCTCGCCCGGGGGCTTCCGGGTGAACTCGTCGGCCCGGCCCTGCAGGACGAACGAGGCGGCGGTCAGGGTGTCGTAGTCGACCCCGAGGGTCTCCTCGATGAGCCGTTGGGTCTCTCGGATGGAGTCGCGGGTCAGCGGGAGCCACTGGCCGCCCTCCTCGCGGGCGAACTCGAGCGAGGACTTGCCGCGGCCCTGGAGACCCCGGGTGCGGACGACCCGGTAGCGGGCCCCGCGGAGCTCGAAAACGAACTCGACCGACATCTCCGTCTCGCCGCGGCGGACGTAGTCGTCGACCGAGCCTCCGCGGCCCTTGCCGTAGAGGGCGACCGTCATTGCATCGATAAGAGAACTCTTGCCAGCCCCGTTATCTCCGACCAGGGCCGCCTTAGTGATGTCGGCCAGGTCGACGTGCTGGTCCGAGTAGGCCATGAAGTTCCTGAGCGTCAGGCTCACCGGCTTCATCCGGCTGTCACCTCCTTTAGGAGCGAGCGGGCCCGCTCGAGAAGGTCGGCCTTGTCGTCGGCTAGGTCGGTCGCTGCCTCGTCGATGTAGAGCTCGACCGCCCGCAAGGGGTCGAGCTCCTGGGTGACCCCCTCGACACGGGCCCGGGCTACTCTCTCGGTCTCGACGACCAGGCCGGCGTAGTGCAGCACTCCGCAGGCCTCGGCCTCGGCCTGGACCGCCTTCGGATCGATGAGCCTGGTCTGCTCCTCCGTGGCGGTGACGCGGATGTGGACGATGGAGCCTCTGAGCCGCTGGTCGAAGGTGAGGTGGTTCAGGACCTCGGAGAGCGGATCCGTAGCGCTACGGACGTCCGCCTCGATGGTGAGGAGTTCCGCGGCTGGCAGGCGGACGAACTCCGCCGCCGTCAGGGTCCCGGTGCTGTGGTCGAAGTCGAGGACCCAGAAGCCCCGGTCGTCCTTCTCCTCGCCCCAGTTCTGCCGCAGCCACGAACCCGAGTAGCCGATCCACGGGCCCTGTTCCTGGAGGACCTGCGGGCGGTGGATGTGGCCGAAGCAGGCCGCGTCGAACACGTCCGGCAGGTCCCCCCGGGCGAGAACGGGCTCGGAGGTCATCCGGATCGACTCATCCGAGGAGGCAACGCAGCCGTCCACGGACAGGTGGCCGATGAGGAGCTTCGGACCTCTGGCGCCCGCCAGTTCGGCCGCGAAGCCGCGGATGATGTCGGCGAGTCGGGCTGCCATGACGCGGTGTTGCTCGACCGGCGGCAACCCCTTGACCTCGTCGAGGTTGGCGAGCCACGACTTCGAGAACCCCGGCAGGCAGGCCAACCAAATTGGCGTGTCGGTGGGCTTGTGGTGGACCGAGTGCACCCCGGGCTCGGTGACGACCAGGACGTTAGGCAGGCGTAGCCCGGCCAGGAGCGCCGTCGGCCCCAGCCGGTCCGGACCGCTCCCGTCATGGCTCTGCGTTCCGGGCATGATGACAACGGGGCTCAGCGAGGAGGCGGTCATGTTCAGCCACTCGAGGACGTGCTGGATCTCAGCCGGCGTGGGCCGAGGCCGGTCGAAAACATCGCCGCTGACGACGACCAGGTCGACCTCGTTCTCGGCCGCGTAGTCCGCGATGAACTCCCCGCACCGCACCCATTCGTCGGTCCGGTCGAGGCCGGCGAGGGCTCCCGGGATGGCATGGCAGTCGGCAGTGAAGAGGACTCTCATGAGAAAAGCCCCCCACTCTGCGCCTGGGCGATGCACTTCCGGCACAGGACCTTGCCGAAGCGCTTGGTGCAGTAGCCGATGATGTCGTCCACGGTCTTGCCAGGCACCGGCCGGATTTTGCTCTCACACCCGGCACCCTGGCACTCGACCCACTCGCCCTGGCCGTCCCTGCCACGCTTCGGCTCCTGAGGCTGCGGTCGGTCCTCGCCAGCGGCCGCCTCATCCAGCTCCCCCATCGGCAGGTCATCGGTGAGGTCCGCCGGGAGGTCGTCGGGCAGGTCGGGTGTGGCCGGAGCCGGCCTAACGTCAATCGTCTCCCCGGAGCCATTCTGGGGAGTGTATGCCCGGGGCTGTTCTGCGGGACCGCCTGTGGTAAGAGCCTTGCGGTTCTCGCCCGGCAGGTCCCGGGGCGGGCCGAATACGTCTGTCTGAGCCCGGGCCCCCGCCTCGAGCATGTAGCGCCGGACCTCCGGGTCGGTGTAATCGGGTGCGAAATCCACCCGCGCCAGGACGAAGGGCCGCTCCAGCTGCTCTCGGGTGTAGTGGCTCTTGAGTCCCATGAGAGCGCGGATGACGCGCTCAATGGCTCCCGTCTCGGCCCTCATCACTTTGTTTTTCCGCCACTGGAGCATTACGCTCCGGACGTGGTCCTCGACCCAGCGGTCACGCTCCGATGCATCGAGGAAACAGACGTTCCTCTGCTGGCCCTCCTTGTCCGTGATCTTCTTCCATTGGCTTTTGTAGCGTTTGGAGTCTTCGTAGGAAAGGCCGCCGTCTCTGATGAGGCTCTCGACCTTGCTCTCATATTGCAGGCGCGTCTCATCCTCAATCACCGCGAGGTCGATTTCCTTGGTCTCGCTGATGGGAATCATCTCGCCCGAGGCGGTCCGGATGGCGCCGATCGCCTTGTAGACCACGGTGGTCTCATCGCGATAGGTGATGCCCGACTCGCGCCAGTTCCAGACGATGCCTGCGGCGGCGGCAATCCTCATGAGTGCTGGCTTGGCCAGAGCGTAAAGGTCAACGCGCTGCCGGCTGTTGGGATCCCAGCTCTCGCCGACCTTGTAGACCTCTCCGTGGGTCGGGTCGGGGTCGATACTGACCTCCTCAGTCCTGATCTGGTGGAACGGAGTGAGTCGCCGGAGCGTGGTCGTCGGCATGAGCAGGTTGTACTTGCCAGGGTCGTACTTAGCCAGAACGAGCTCGACGCTCTCCTCTTTCGGCTGAAGAGCCACTCTTGTCACTTCCCCTTTCCGCCCCAGCCGTGCTAGACTGGGGATGGTCAGCTTTCCGTCAAGCCCTGGCGGCCCACTCCGCCAGGGCCTCTCTCTTCATGAGCCTGTTGAGGGCTCGCTGCACCGCCGGGGCGTTCCTGGCCGGTGTCAGCCCCCGCATGCCCGCCCGTCGCAGCTCGGGGAGGGCGCGGGCCCGGAGGTCCCGCACTGTGCCCCGGTAGGCTAGGACGAGGTTGCCGGTGCTCATCCGGCCCATCAGTCGCCGTGCCCTGGCGAGCTCGGCCTGGACCCGGGCCTCGCACTTCCGGCACACCTTCCCGTGACGCACCACGCGCCGGCCGCAGGCCTCGCACCACTCACGCAACGCGCGCACTGTATGTCACCCCTCTCGTCGTGATGTAGCCCTTGCGCTCCAGGTCCCGAATGTGCTCGAGGGAGATCTCTCTCGGGCTCAGGCCGTAGGCCAGGCACATCACCCGCACCGTGTTGACAGCTGCAGTCGCTGCCTGGAGCGTCTCGCGGCAGATGGCCCGTAGCTGAACCCGGTCCTCGTCACGAAGGTCCTCTGGGCCCTGGGCGTTGATAAGGAACTTGCCTTGGGCCAGGGCCCGGATGGCTTCCGAGAACTCCTCGATCGCCTTCCGGCCCGTGCTCATGCGATGTAGGTCGACCCGCGGCCCGTCGAGGACGATCGGGACCATAACGCCGCCGGTGGCCTCCTCGGCCATGGCCATGTAGAGCTCCGGATCGTCGAGCAGGTCCCGCGTCCTCGCCGCCACGTCGGGCGCGAGAACCCGGTCCCCACACTCGACAGCCGAGACCATGTTGGCCGAGTAACCGACCCGGCGGCCGAGCTGGGCCTGGGTCATGCCCGCGCGCTCCCGGGCCAGGCGCAGTGCGGTAGAGACCTTCACCCTCTCCCCCTCCCTCCGTGGGCCGCGACGGGTTCCAGTCCGCACGCGGCCGGTCTAGACTCACGCCGGGGACGGGCGGCTTCGCGAGCGAGCCGCAATGCGATAGGCCAGGCGATGTCGACGTACCTCTGCCGGCGGTCGGCCTCCCGGCCGTCGGAGGACGCGGTCCATGCCCCGCAGCGGCCGCAGTAGTTGGACTCGTGCCCAGGCAGGATGTCGCGCCGCACAGTCTCTGCGCCGCAGAGGGCGCAGGGTTGCGGTCGCGGGCTTAGGGGGGCGGCAGGCGTGGTCATGACCCGGCGACCTCCCGTTCTTGACGCAGTGGAAAAAGCTCGTCAACCGTGGCCCCAAGGACTCTAGCGATTCGTTGGGCATCATCAACCGAGGGCGTCCTCTGCCCCAGCTCGATGAGGGTGTAGTACGTTCTTGATATCCCGACCGCCAAGGCAACCTGCTCTTGGGTGAGGCCCTTCGCCATACGAGTATTTCGGAGAGAGTGTCGCATCGCAACCTCCCGGCGCATGTGCGTTGCGCATTGCAACACCCATGATAGTTGCACACCGCAACACCTGTCAAGGGGGTATGGGGCATTTCGCAACCTGAAGAGGAAAAAGTGTTGCGCCGGGAAACATGGCAACCGATGAGAACACACGCCAGCTTTCCCTCGCGCCTAAAACACTTACGCGAAGAGAGGGGCTGGACTCAGGAGCAGCTCGCACAAAAGCTCGCACTCAGCAGGGCCACCATCGCATGCTATGAAACGGGGCGTCGAGCTCCTGACATGAGCACCTGCCAGGCACTAGCCGGTGCCTTCGGTGTCTCGGTCGACTACCTCCTGGGGCGGACGGACGTCAGGCAGCCTGTCCCCGCCAGGGGACAACGGTCAAGCGGGGACGACGACGTGCGCGTTCTCTTCCGCTCCGCCGGCGAGCTCACGCCGGAGGACCGCGAGGAGTTGGCCAGGTTCATCGAGTGGCTGAAAGAACGACGAAGGAGAGAGAAGCCGAAGTCCTGACCCTCTTCTTTCTCGGCTTCCATCGAGGCACTCAAGGAAGAACACGAGAAGAAGGGGATTAGGCCGGAGAGGCTGGAAGGAGGTGCCTAAGTCTAATGAAGGCCCGACGGAAGAGTTCGACCGGAGGCCTCGAACACTTTGACGAGTACTATCCGCTCTATCAGAAGGCCCGTGAATTAGAAAAGTCCGGCCAGTATGAGGAAGCCATCAACATCTACGTCACTATCTTGGACAAGTACGCCCCTGCCGCAACAGACTACTACGAACGACCCGCTATACTCCTTGAACGCATTGGGCGATTCGCCGAGGCTGCCGCAATCTGTAAGCGACTTTTGGCCAGACACCGTGAGCACGGGGAGTTCGGAGCAGAGACCGCTCAAGACTTCACCAAACGACTAAACCGGCTCAACAGGAAGCTCGGACGCCCGGAAGCGGCTTCTGCACCGCCCGCACCGGCTACTCCGGTTCCAACCCCAGAGGACATTGACTTCCCGGAATGGCATGTGAGCCTCTCCTTCGGGGAATCTAGGTCCCCTAACTACCCTCAGGCGGTAGCTCTCGCGAAGATGGCTCCTCAGTACCGCGAGGAGCGCTTTGGCGAGGGTCTGCTGCACCAAGCTGTGTATTCCGACAAGCCTGATGAGTACCTGCAGTTCATCAAGCTCTATGAACTTGTGGGGAACTGGAAATCAGTGTTTGTAATCATCAACGGCCAAGTCGTTGACCGTAAGATAATCGGGGGTCTCAACCACTGCTACGGTGATCGCTGCCGTTCGGGAAACCCTGACTTCTGTTTCGGGGCCAGCCCTTTCACCGAGAACCCCTTCGGGTGTCATCGCCTACAGGTGAGCGCCTACAACAACCCGTGGTGGTCCTTCGGTTACATGGACGGTCGGGTTTGGAGGGTCGATAAGGCCGCGATACTGGAGAGGCTGACGCAGTACTCACAACCCTACAGGTTGTGCCCCGCCTTCTCGTGGGACCGTGTCCTGAAGGCCCTGGACGAGCTTCCGGACACAATCAATCCCTCCGCACCCCAGTGGACCGTTCTTGGCGGCAAGCCGCACCCCGTCAGGCTCAGGCTTGAAGTAGTTAGACTGGACAACGCCCCCTGAACCCAGCAGGCGTGGCTGAAGCATAGGAGGAGATCCGCGAAGAGGGAAGAGCCAGACACCTAGAGCAGACCCCGCACCATCACCCCCACGTCTCCGCTTACACGTGTGTTCACTTCGCGCCCGGTCTTCCCTGCACACCCGAAGGGAGAGGGTTCATCTGATGTTCAGGCGCAAGCGGAAGGACTCGGAGCAGGTGGCTGTCTTCAAGCCGGGTGGCCTTCTGTCCGGGCAGGTCTTCAGACTAGACGATAAGCTGCTCACCTACAAGAACGCATACGGCAAGTACGCCACCGTCCCCCGCTCAGCCATCCAGACCGTCACGGTCGACGCCAAGGGTAGAGGCACCTCGACGCTTAAGCTCATCGGTAGCGGGACTGTTCTGGCCAGCATCGATCTGCCCCATCCGTGGGCCGCGGCTACTCAGCGGTGGTTGCTGGAGCAGCTGGGCTTCTAGGCGACGCCACAAGCCAGGCCAGATGGTGTATCCTGGTGTACGGGACGGATGGTCGATGCGTGATTGGCGCTACTACCTCTCGATACCTCAGTACCAAATCAGATCAGCAGCTAGGTACGTCGGGTCTTCCCTTATGCCCGAAGGGCGGGTGCGCTACTGGCTGAAGCTACGTCGGAAGGCAGCCGGTCAGGAATATGGACCCTTGCTTACCTACCTCGAACTCATGGAGGTCTCGGTCGTCGCCGGCTTCAAGGAAGCGGGGCTGCCGCTCCGAAAGATTAGGGCGGCACACGATTACCTCTCACAGCTTCTTCGCACTCCTTACCCATTTGCGGCGCAACAACTGAAGACAGAGGGCACACATATCATCGCAGAGATGCCCGAATCGAAGCGCTTGGAAACCGGACTGGGCCAGCTATTGATTGCCGACAAGCGCGGGCAGATTGCGTGGGAAGCGGTCATCCTCGGCCGGTACGCCCAGTTCGTCTATGAAACCGAGATAGCCTTTCCTGTCCGCTGGTACCCTCGAGGTCAGAATGTTCCCGTAGTGATTGATCCGAGGATTCACTTTGGTCAACCCACGATTGATGACATCCCGACATGGGCTATCGCCGATCGGGTGCGGGCAGGTGAGGACCTACAGTTCGTTGCGGATGACTACGAGCTCTCTGTGGAGAAGGTAAGGATTGCGCTGGAGTTCGAGGAAGTTGCCGCATGAGCGTTCTCTTCTTCGACCACTGCGTCGGCAAGAGCATTCCCGAAGCTCTCCGCAGGCTCAATCCACCAGCAAGAATAAAATACTGGCAAAAGCAGTTCCGACGCACCACGGAGCACCGTGGCGACAAGCACTGGATACCGATTGTCGCCCGACAGGGCTGGATTATCATCTCGTTTGACAGCAAGTTCCGAGAGCGTGAGGCTGAGCTCAGAGCGATGGTTGACAGTAGCGCTGGCTGCTTCTGCTATTGGGGAGGGAACGCCACCACCTGGGTCCGCTTCAAGCTCCTCGCTCGCACCCTCGACCGTGTGCTGCAGCTTGCCAACTCAACGCCGCGGCCGTTTCTCTTTCGTGTCGACAGGAGGGGACGCATTAGACAGCTCCAGCTGCCGCCCGCAGCTGAGCTCCGGGGTGCACCGCCTCAGGTGGCAGCTGAGCACGATAACTGCTACTTCCTGAAGGATTCGCGCACCCCAGGTTCGAACACATGTTCTCCCTAATATTCGACGCGGAATAAGCTGAGCTCGGGTGGTGGTGGCCCTGAGCCGGTGGCACGATTCTGTTCGGCTGGCCAGGCAGATCCTGGAGCGGTGCGGCTACCTCGACACCTACCGTCTCCGTCCTCGGCTAGACCTCGCGGCGCTGCTCAAGCAGTACGGCCTCGCCTGGCACCGACGCCCCTTCACGAACCTGGCCGGCGCCCTCATCCAAGTGGACGGGGCGTATCACGTCGTCACGAACAGCCGGGAGCGGTCATCTCGGCAGAGGTTCAGTGCAGCCCACGAGCTGAAGCACTTCCTCACAGACCGGCACCTCGCCGACATCTTCTACTGCAGCCGGACGAGCGACCGAGGCATCGAGAGGGCGGCCAACATCTTCGCGAGGGAGCTCCTCATGCCGGCCGAGACGGTCCGCTTTCTCTGGGAGCGGGGGTTCTACGGTCCGGAGGAGATCGGCAGGGTGTTAGGGGTGAGCTTCCAGGCGGCGGCCCACAGGCTAGAGGAGGTGATGACACGGCAGGTTCGCATCAGGTGGGAGTAAGAGAGCGAGACAGTGCTTAGCCATCCCATGCAGTAAAGAGGGGTGTCAACGAATGGACCTGTCAGTCCTAGCCAACCTTCTTCTGGCCGGCATCACGGCCGTGTACGTTTTCCTCACGCACCAAATCCTTCGGGAGTCCAAGCTGTCACGCTTAGCCACCACCCGCTCTTGGGTCGTAGCAGATTTCGAGGATGCCGGGGACGCGCTCTTCTATGTCGTTCAGAACATCGGAAGGAGTACTGCGAGGGACGTTCTGGTGGAAACCAACCCGCCGCTCGTGACCCGGACTGGCCGCGACCTGTCCCGACTGAGGCTGGCCGCCTTAGCTCCGGGCGCGCGCAGAACGTTCTTCTTTGATCTGGGCTCGTCCATCTTCTCAGGAAACAAGCCCCTGTTGTACCGGCTTCGTGTATCCTGGTCTGACCCAGAGGAAGGCAAACTCAGTCATTGCTACGAACTAGACGTTGAGTCGTACCGAGCCACCCACGCGGGTAAATCGGAAACTGAGCAATTCCACGCAGACCTTGTGGCCGCAGTCAAGAGCGTGGCCACAGCCATAAGCAGGGACCGCCAACTGCGTAAGTACTAAACGGGGGGTCTGCCAGCGCACCGCACGGCAGACCCCCAACCAGTGGAGGCATCACGCGTCTTCGTCAGTTAGGGCCATCCCAAGCTGCTGTCCTCGCTGGCCCTTCGCCCTCGGCGCCCTCTTGAAGGTCACGTTGGTCTGCCTGACAGGCGGCATGTCGACCTGCTTACCGTCAAGGAGCTCGCCGACTGTCAGTATCTGAAGGCGCGGGTGCTTACCCCAGGGCGATTCGTAGAAGCCAGCGCTGGCGGCCTCGGCCCGCATCGCTTTGGTGGGTTCCTCCAGGGTGAGAAGAACACCGATTTCGGCCTTCTCACGCTCTACGACGCCCCGGAGGTCTCTGATATACGATGCCTGTAGCTTGCCGGACTTGACCGAGAAGATGACCTGCTTTGTCTTCCCCTTGGGTCCCTCGTCGTGGAAATACAGGCGCCCGTCGATACCCTTGTCTGCACCCTTCTTCTGCTCGACCGGTCTGGCACCGACAAGCCCGAGAGCCCAGAACTGGAACTGGTATGGATCCTCAGCGGCGAGAGTCCTGGCGTCGGGAAGCGTTGCGGGCTCACCTATGGTCTTGAACTCGACCTCTCGTCCAAAGGCATCATGAAGCCGGCTCTTGATGAGGCCGATGGCCAAGTGGGTGATATCGATGCCAATCCACTGACGCCTCAGACGCTGAGCTACGGCGACGGCCGTCCCGCAACCGCAGAAGGGGTCCAAAACGGTGTCCCCCTCATCGGTGGTAGCCAGGATTATACGCTCGAGAAGCGCCTCGGGCTTCTGGGTCGGATAGCCGAGCCTTTCGGCGGCGTGAGACTGAATGGGCTGGATGTCGGTCCATACCGTGGTGACCGGGGTTCCAGGCATCTCATCGAGGTATCGTTTGTATGCGGGAACTCGACCAGGCTTCCAGACAATCCTCCCCTCACGATCTGCCTTCTCCATTCGTTCTCGAGTCCACCGCCAGACTCGCGTCACACCCTTGAACTCGTAGGTGAGATTGGGGCGGTTCTTGTTGGGGTTGACGAGGTTATCTAGTCTGTAGCGTCGACCCGTGCCTTCCTCCACAAATCGATAAAACTTGCGCACATAGTCCTCGTCATAGGCTCGGTAGACCAGACGAAACTTGCTCTCGGCCGACTTGCCGTAGAACAGAATGACATCGTGGGCACTCGGAAAGCGTCTTGTGACATGCGACTTTGGGCTGGTTCTCAGCCAGATAATCTCGTTCCTGAACTGCTGACCTCCAAAGACAGCGTCTAGAAGCAGCTTTAGGTAATGACTCGCCGTAGGATCACAATGAAGAAACAGGCTACCTGTTGGCTTGAGTACTCTTCGCAGCTCTACAAGCCTGGGGGCCATCATAGCGAGGTATGCGAGCATGTCACTCGTGCCCAGGAATAGCCGGAACGCCTGCATCACCTCGGAGACCTTGCCGCCCGCCTCGACTGTCTCCTGGTACGCCTCTGCAGCGGCCTGGTCCCAACGCCAGGTATCCTCGAAGGCCTTGATCTGCGCCTGAGATTGGGTGCCGTTGTGCTCGGCGAACAGCACGTTGTAGTCCTGGTCGCTCTTGAAGGGCGGGTCAAGGTAGACAAGGTCGACGCTCTCATCGGCGATGTAGCGCCGTAGGACCTCCAGGTTGTCCCCGTAGTAGAGATAGTTCACACGCTCCCCTCCCGCCCAACGGTGTTGCAGCCCAGATTCGGTGGAACCACAGGCTCGTCCTGCCAGTGGAGAGGGTACAGGGCTACCAGCAGAATTGTGCGCCGAGAAGGGCGTTTCTTCTCGGCAGGACATCGGGCCCAGGGCGGGTAAACAGCCAGCCATGACCACCCAAGCGGCGCTCTATTGTCGGGTATCGACAGAGGAGCAGGCCCGCGAGGGCTACTCGGTGGCCGCCCAGCGCGACCGCCTTCTGGCATTCTGCGAAGCCCAGGGCTGGACCGTGGCCGACATCTACAAGGACGAGGGATGGAGCGGGGCCAAGGTCGACCGTCCAGCCCTCACCCGCCTCCGCAAGGACGCCCGCGAGCACAAGTTCGACCTGGTTCTCGTCTGGAAGGTCGACCGACTGAGCCGTAAGGTCGCCGACCTCGCCGCTCTGATCGACGAGTTCGACCGACACGGAATAGCCTTCAGGAGCGTCACCGAACCCTTCGATACGTCCCACGCCGCCGGCCGGGCCTTCCTGCAGATGCTCGGGGTCTTCGCGGAGCTTGAGCGGGAGAACATCCGCGAGCGCGCGAGGCTCGGCATCCGCAAGAGGGTCGAGAGCGGTCTCCTCCACGGGCGACCCGCGCCGATCGGTTACCGGCACACGGGCAAGGGTGTCTGGGAGATTGTCCCGGAGGAGGCCGCGGTCGTCCGGTGGATCGTGCAGCAGTACCTCGCGGGGCGTGGGGCGTTGCGGGTAGCCCAGGCTCTCAAGAGCGGCCACGTCGACGGGCTGTCCTCTCAGGTCATCCAGGAGCAGTTCGGTAAGCCCACCCTTGACTCGGTCGTCGACCGGATCCGCTGGATCGTGCGCAATCCGGTCTACGCCGGCTACGCCCCGCTCGGGGACGAGCTCCATCCCGGCCGCCATGAAGCCATCATCGAGCCTGAGACCTGGTCCCGACTACAGGACCTCATCGACCGGCGCCGGCGCAGCCCGAACCGGGCTCACACATCACGCTATCTGCTGAGCCAGCGCATCGTGTGCGGGGAGTGCGGCTCTCCGATGTACGGGCGACGGGAGCCCGCCCGGAAACTGGGAGGCTCATACCGGGAGTACTACGTCTGCAGCCGCAGTTCTACCGTGCGCGGCACCGCCGCCACGTGCGGGAACTGGGGCATCAGCCGCGACCGCGCAGAGCAGGAGGTCCTGGCCGCACTCAGGCGCCTCGCCGTGACCGGCTTGCCGGCGTCCCCTGAGTCCCCGGGCATTGACGAACTCCAGCAACGCCGCAAGCAGATCGCCTCGGCCCTGGACGGCCTGGAGCGGCGCAGACGGAACCTGTTCAGGGCCCTCGAGGAGGCTCCGGACCTCGAGGACGAGCTGCTTGCTCGTCTCCGGGAGTTGTCGGAGGAGCAGCGACGACTGACCACCGACCTGGCGGCCATTGAGCGCGAGCTCCGTTCCGGCGGCGCCTCGGTCTCACCCGAAGAGGTCGCCGCCCTACTCGCGGACGTCCCCCGGATCCTGGACGCGGCCGACCCCGACCAGGTCCGTGAGATTATCAGGACCTTCGTGCGACGAGTGATCGTCCACCCGCGGGGTCACAAGATCCGCGGCAAGCGGACGGACCCTAAGAAGCACCCGAAACGGGTCACTGTCGAGTTCCATCCCCTGTAG